AAAGTGTTAATGCTATGGAAGCAATCACCATATTAAAAATCAAAGTACCTATTAAAACTTGAGGCGCTACTAAAGAAGTCAACGCCATAACCACCATAAACATACCAATACTCTTTGCCATTCCCATAAGTACAGCTAATGTCTCTGCTTGCTTTTTCTTCATTTTTTCTAAGCCTACAAAAGTCTCATTCACCTTTTGAATTACTATAGAAAACATAGTCGCACCGATGATTGCCAACGGACCTAATATAGCTGCCCATGCTAATCCTTTCATTAGGTGCATGGTTCCTTTACTTATTGAATCAATGAATTTTGCAAAATGAAGTAGTTTTTCGGTGTCGTATTCTAAAACAGGGTTAACAATATCTTTAAAAACAGTTTTGTAGAAATCGCTTATAAGAACCCTAGCGTCTGGCTTAATTAGACTTGCTTGAACTGCAACTTCAACCAAAGATTTCATATCAGTTGCAAATCCTGCTAATGGACTCATACCTATCCCGGCAGCAGGGGCTTTACCTTTACCTTTGGATTCTTCGCCTTCACCTTCACCTTCGCCTTTCTTTTTCCCTTTGTCACCTTTTTCTAATACTGCCAACATTTTCTTGTTGACATCAATTAAAGCATCTAATCTACTACTTATTTTTACACCGTCTGCTGACATTAACTTTAGATTTATTTTGACTATATTCTATATATCAAAAGACCTGTGACTATTACGCCACAGGTCTTGGATGTTAAAATTTAGGCATATTGAAACTTGGCATCGATGGCATTTTAAATCCACCTCCCATTTTTGAAAGTTGGTTTGTATCAAATTTTGGCATATTTTCTTTCTGCTCTGACTCTTCTTTTTGCCTTTGTTTGTTCTCTCTTTCTGACCATTCTTTCTGTTTCTCCATTATGTACTCTGCTCGATAAAATTCCATTTTATCTAATTCACTTGGTTGAAGACGTAGAATTTTTAAGAGTAAAAATTCAACATCAAACCAATTCTCCAAAGATATCTGAAATAAGGAAAATAGATTTGATTCCTCCCTGAAAGTTGAGAGGAGCGGTGACCTCCGCACCGCTTGGATTGACATATCGTATTTGCGGATTTACTGAAGATGCTAAAATTTCAACCAATTTATCTAAAGCTGAAATACGAGCAACCGACCAGCCATAAGAATCTTGGACTGCTTTGTCATAAGATGCTTGTGTTAAAGCTCTCCAATCATTAAATAAGAAAGGTGCATATTTAATAAATGCTTTATCAAAGTTTTGGCCTTGTTGTTGTTTTGTTTTAATGTAATTTTTAATAAATGACATCACACCTAATGTTGGAAAATACATAACAAATTTTTCACCATTTCTCATTTCGAGTTTGAAACAGTGTTCTTCATGGCTAAAATATTTCATCATTCTTTCATCGGGGTTAAAGTAATCAATTACATCTTTTGTTACTTCAATTCTATCACCTACACCATCGTTATCTGTTACATTAACATATAGTTTGTTCTCTCCATTCTTAAACGTGTAGTCTCTGATAGCAAAAATAAGATAGAAACGGTCAATCTCCTTTAAGTCTTTAAATGATGCAGCACGTCCTGGGATTTTAATTTTGCAACATTTTTCAATAATAAAATTAAGCATATCATCTACACCCAATAAGTCGTTCTCGTCAATTGTTGACCAGTGACGAATTTCAGCAACAGTTGCGGCACGAATTGCCACTTGTGTTCCGGATTCATAAAATAAACCTTGAGACGGTAGATACTCAATTGGAACATTTTTCCATCCAAGTTCAGATGCTATTGGGTCATCAACATCGTAGACTTTAAATTTTTCTGCTGTTCCTAGTGAAGTTACTTTAGCGACTTCAGGCTGTTTTGCTTGTAGAGGTTCGTTACCTACAAGCATTTGTGCTTCTTTTTCAATTTGGTCTCTTAAACTTTCAGAGTCTAAATTTTGTTCGTTTTGCATATTACGTTTTTTTGAGTTAAAAAATATTTATTTAGTATATATATCAAAGCCAATTCTAAGTAGCCATTTAAAATAAAAAAAGCTACCATTACTGATAGCTTTTTGAAAAAATATGCAAAATGATTACAAAAATTATAGAATTGTTTCTTCAAAGTAGTCACAACGGAAAACAAAACCCCCGATGCGGTAAATGTCATTATTGCTGTAGTCAGTTTCAATTTTGGGTAGCGGTGAAGTAGGAAAACAAATTGGATATTTAACTTGGCGGAAAATATCACCGTTTTTGTTAAAGAAGTTGATAATCATTGGACCACCAACATAGTCACGCTTTAGACCCATACGACCTGTCAATGGATCGTAAATTAAATCAGTCCACTGACGAAGTGCTTTATAGACATACATTGAGTTAGCATCATCCAAGTTAACCTCGAAGTCAATTGCAACATCGTTTGTTGTCTCATCAACCATACCACCGGCAAAAGAACGCTTTGCTGATTTGTATTTTTGCTCGATAACACCCGGTTGTTTATTGGTTTCGATACCATCGACCTTTAAAACTTGCTCCATAACTAATGTCCATGCTGAAACAGAAGGTGGAGGTGTTAACTGAATCTCAAATTGAGCATTATATATAGGCTCGTAGCGGTTCATCGCCGCCTTGGAATTTCTATAGTGTGGTAAACCTGCCATAATTTATTTTTATTTTTTTAGTATATATCAATTTAAACAGCGGCAAAACCGCCTGAAGCGATTGCGCCGGTTTTGAGAACTGTAATACGGTTGATAAATTTTTGTAAACCTCTTGCTGGTTCGACTCCAATATCAAGAATACCAAAGTTTTGGTCAATGATTTCAGCAGTGTTATTAGTCTCATCCATAATTACAGAATAAGCATAGATACCTTGACCGTTTCGAACACCATCCAAGTAAGTTTCAACAATTGTTCGGATTTGAAGACGAGTTGAAGCATCGTTAAATTCAAACAAGTAGTTTTGAAGAATATCAATTACAGCATCTTCAATTGTTATCAACAAGTCGCGGACGTGTAGATTATTGAATGCAGAAATTGTTCTTTGATAACCAGTTTGGTTTGCATAAATCATTGGTCCAACATTTTTAACAACAGTGATTGGATTCAATCCAATTGGCTCCAAAAATTCACGGTCACGCAATAAGAAGTCGTATTCTAGACCATTATATTTTGCATCCGATATAACACCTCGTCTTGGACCCGCCACGATTGCATACGGTTCTCCGTTGATAAATTTACGGACAAAGTTGTTTGAAACGTGAGCAGCTGGTGGAATACTTTTATTCTTACCGTCTTCACGAAGAATGATGTTTGGCGTAAATACACCAATAAATTTAGCACCATTTTCTTCATCGGGTAAACTCCAAGTATAAGAAGGTCCTAATGAAAGATTTCCACCCGTTGAGATATATTCGGTATTCAATACAGGTTTTGGATTTCCAGTTGCAGCATCCGGCAATTCAGTAAAACGTGGGTCAGTACTTGCTTGGAATTCAGCCATTGAAGGCGCATTCAAGATTGCCATACATTGCATTCTATTTTTTGCAAGACGACTCAAGTATTGTTTAGGACCCATACCAGGTTCCAATCCACCATTGAACGTGTCAATAACATAACGGTATTGAATAATATCCTTTGATTGTAAAGTTACACCAACATTTGTGGTTTCAATTACACTCAAGATTTTCTCCAACTGCGCAGGTGTGCCTGGCATATGGAATTCAGTCATCTTGAATCCTGAAAGAGATGTAAATTGGAAACGGTCAACAAATTTCTGAATTGGCGTAAATTTAGTAATATAGTCAATTCCGCTTAAAGAAGTAATTCCTGGGATTTGAATTGCTGTATATTCAAAATAAGGAACACCTGTTGCGGGATCGAACTTTTTCACTTTAGCAGTAATTCTCGTTAATTTTGGATTATTGGCATCGTTGTTTACAACAAAGTCACCAACTTCCAATAATGCAGCATTTGTTGAATTTAATTTGAATTTTTTACCACCTGCAAATAAACCAGGACTTTCGATAGAAATATTTGAACTAATGTTCTTTGCTGTAGAAGAATAAACTGCAAATACAGTTTCACCAACAGCGCCAGTTTGTTGAGTAGAATCAATGTATGTATTATCCAAAGAAGCATAAGTTGCGTTGGCACGAGTTAACAATTGTGTATCTGAATATTGGCGAACTCGAGCACCATTTAATCCATATGCCACTTTAGAGTATTGATTGCCGGCTTTACCCCATTGTAAATCAACATTTAAGTAATTAAATTGTGAACCACCTGTGCCATATTTAACACGGTCACCATCAACTACGATACTTCCTTTAATATTTGTACTCAATTTTGCACCAGGATATGCTTCAACATAAGCAAGTTTTGTAATATCAGAATTTTCAAGATTAAATCCTGCTAAAATACCTGCTGTGTTATCTAAAACTTCACCTCTGAAAATTGTTCCGCCTGGTAATTCTACTCTAACTAACCCACCCAATGATAAACCGTTGAGCGGATTGTTATCCGCAGCGTCTACGATTCTCACCTTTCTAAAATCAGCAATATTGCTAGAATCTAAAACAAAGGCAGCACCTGTACCATCTTGGATATGGTGCACACCAGCAATAAGTACTGCTGGAACAACCGACTCGTCATAAAGAACTACCGTGTTTTCAGACGATTTTACTACTGTTTGGCCGAGACCGTCAACGCTGTTGATTTGTGCACTTGGATTTAAAATATATCCAAAAGTATTACTAATCGCACCACCAGCAGTTTGCAAGTCTGGAACCAGATATGGTGCTGCGGGTGCAGTTGGTGTAAATAATGTAACCTTGATAGACCCAGGCTGAACATATGCTAAAAATTCGTCGGCCGGGAATCCACTAACACACCATTTTTCAAAGAAAAATACAGGGTCTGCTGTAGGTGCTGTTACGGTAATTGTTGTTGTTGCCGTAATTACAGCACTTGAAATTTGGAAATATTTACTGTACCCAGCAGCTTCAATTAGTATAATATCACCATTTGCTGGTGTTAAGTTGTTAAAATTAACAACCTCGATAGTATTTGCTAATGTTGGAACTAATGCAGCAACAGTTTCTTCAATGTAATTTGATTCTGGTGCAGAAAAACCGTTTTCGTAATTTGTATCTGTGTGGTTAGGAGAAGAAAGTTGTAAAAGTATCTCAGAACCAGTATCAATTACGTTTTCGACTTTAACAAAATCAAATGGTGTTGCTGAACCGTTAATGCCGCTATTGGCAGCTAACGCACCGTACGTTACAACTAAAGAATTTCTGTTAAATCCATTTAACAAAGCTTCCCATTGTGCAGGTGTAAATGTTACATCACTTGGGATTGGTTTTGGAATTGCTAAAACGTTACAGAATTTTCCACTAACACCACTGTATGCAACAGACTTTATATAAGGTGCAACAGAACCACTTGCCGGGTCATAAGTTTTTTGAACTAAATCTTGATTTAAGAAATCTGAATCCTGTCCAGTATGCGATAATACGTTTTTAATTGGTGTATTATAAGAAAGAAAATCAATTGTATCATCAGTTGTATTGATAAGAGTATTTCCTACCATATCTACTTTATATACGCTGTTTTCATAATCGCTCAAAGCATCTTCGTTGATGTTTAAGAAAAATCCAGTAACAGCAGAATTGGCATTTACGATTGTATCAATAGATTGGTTTGAACCGTTATTATCAATAAAGTTAGGAATAATACAACCAGTGAAAGAACCTAAAAGCGTAATACCGTCCAAAGAAACAAATTGATCTAAACGGTCTGCTTTAATACCACGCAAGTCAAAATACTTGCTGTAAGTTGGGTCTTGTGAAAGAAGAGGTAGATTTGTCCAATCACCTTTTACAAGATATAAGTCAACAAAATAGTCAGACAGGTAGTCTTGCGGGTTTACATAAGGCGGGATTTCATCTGCGCCATAGTATTCCTCGGCCGTAATGTTGTACTGTGTTACAACACTCGATTTACGGACAATAAAGCTTGCAACTTGTTGTCCTAAATTTACAACATTGAACAAGCGACCACGGTTTGTTGGTTTGCTATCTACAGTTGCTTGCAGATAATCAGTATCCGGGAACCAAAATCTTTCTTTGTTATAAAAAGAAGAATATAAAGCACGGGTCACATCTCCGTTTTCTTCATCTGCAGCTAAAGCAATTGAGCGATAATCAACCGCATCTCCACCTTCATTTACAGGTACGTTATTTAATGGTAATAGATTCAATGCAAATATTGGACCTGCTGTTAAACAAGTCTCAATTGAGCGATGAAAGAAAGAACCACGAGCCTCTAATACTGAGTCGATTCGTCCAAAGATTCGGCGAGCTGTTGCGGTATCTCTTAAAAATACTGGCGCATTGAATGGTCCGATACGAGAAAAACCAACAACCAAACGAATTGTTTGAGTTGAAATAACTAGTCTCTCTGAAGCATCAAATTCAATGGTGTAGACACCTGAAGCTTTGAACCTGTTAAGATCCAATGTAATTTTTGCCATTCGTTTTAATATTTATTTTAGTCTTTATAGTATTTCTATGTTTTATATATTCAGAACAAAAACACAAAAAACTGAAATTTACATATCCTTAATTATTCGATAAATGCTCATTAGGTCATCAGTATTCTGAACGTCTTCATTTACTTTTCGCATAATCACATTTTTAATTGTAGGTTCGACTGTATCATATATATTCTCTACCATTTCGTAAAAATCAGTAGATGAGAAAAAAGGAACTAAATCCACACAAGTCATTGCAATATCATCGTGACCGGTTTGTGATTCATAGCGACCTTGGGAATTTAGTCCAAATGCCGTTAGTTCGTCAACAGTTTTCTTTTCAGTAATAATAATTCTTTTTTGTTGAATTAAACTTCTTAGTTCTCTGGAATAAGATTCTTTATTATCCTTTTGTAGTTTAACACCTATCTTCATTGTGTCATTTGCAATACTGTGCTTTGTATGTAAAAATAACTCCGGATAGTAGTTTCTATTTTTTGACAGCTTTTCAACAATTATGTTACCTTTAAAGTTAATCTCCAAAACTACCGAACAATTCTCATGGTGAAATATGCTGTAAACTAATATCTCTAATACTTTAGCAACTTCATCAACCGAAGTACTGTTTGACTGAAATATACCAACCTGTCGAAGTCGGAAGAAACTGGATTCATCATTCCAATCCCTGGTTCCACGAATACCAACAAGAGATTGTGGCTCCATTTTAAAAATATTGATAACTGAATAGTCGCGGCCAACACCATCACCTAAATCTAAAACAAAAACAATTTGGTCATTGACTGCATCTCTTCTCGTTGGGTCATAATCTGGGTGCCATTTTAAATGTGTACCTAAATCTGGAAAATCTAAAAAGTCATCAATCTCGACCCACTTGTATGGCTTGCAAATTTTATTCAGAAGTTGCAATGTTTGACTTGAAAGCAATAACCTTGAAGAAGCTAAGAATTGATTTCCATATTCTTGGTTAAAAAGTTCTTCATTTCCTAAGTTAGCAATTTCTCTTTTTTTCCATTCTTCGTCTCTGCCAGGAACTTCCCACCAATCGACCCTAATAGCATTAAATGCGTTTGACTTAGTTAAAGCACCTTGGTAGATATTATAGAAAAGATTCATCCCATGGGGCGTGGACGAAATAATCATCCTAGATATCGTTGACGAAGAAAGTGTTGGATAAATTGAACGATAAAAAGGTTCCAAAAAGTTAGGATGGATGTGAGCAAACTCATCCGCATACAACAAGTGGATAGTAAAACCAATCGCTGCTGTTTTTGTTGTTGCCTGAGAATAAAGACGATTACCATTATCGAATTTCATAGTAGTTACAGCATTTGTAACGATACCTGGCTTCATAAAGAATGGCAAATTCTTTAACACGATTTTGATTTTATCTACAATCTCAGTAGTTGTTGCTAATTTATTTGCAACAACCATAGCATTTCTATCAAAGTGGAAACAAATATACCAAGCAATAAATATACTACTTGTTACAGTATTATGTGAAAGAATGCCATTTGTATAAAAGCGATGGTTTGGATGGTTGACTGTCAAATCAAACATCGAATAATTGTTACTACTTTTTATTATTTTAATTACTCGCTCAGCGCCATCTTGTGTATAGATATAATCACCTATTTCCAAATTGTCAATAAAAATTTGTTGTAATTTATCAGTAAAAATAATATGTTGGTCAGCAGCATATATTTTTTTACCAGTATCTGTTTCAATCGTCCATTCTGTAAATGGCTGAGTTATATGGATATCACTAACGCCAACCCAACCCGTGTCCGACATTACTTGTATGTCTGTATTTATACCAACCGTATTGATAATTTTTTTAGATGAGTCGAATTGGTTTAATTGCAAATGGCGATACTCAAACCGTTCAATTAATTGAATAGTTTTTATAATCGCTATTTTAAGTATCTTTTTTATCATATATAAAGTTTATACATTTTTCTATTGTTTTTATTGGATTTGATTTATACTCTGATTCCCATATCACCATAACTAAAAAACCTTCTTGTTCAATTAGAGATTTTTTATTTTTATCAGATTCCCATATATCTTTTGCTGTTGTGCCTATTACTTTATGTATGTATGCTGATTCATAAGTATTTGGATTACAATGCCAATAGTCACCGTGGAATTCTATTATTTTGTTATTGATAACAAAATCATAAGAATGTGTTATTTTTTGACTTGGAAAATATCTAAAAAACTGCTTCCCGTTTAGTGCGCTGTAATACTTATTTTTGCATTTTAAATTATCTACTATTTTTTGAATAAATTCTAATTCTAAATCCGAATAATTATTTTTAGAGAATTTAACAAAATCTCCATTTTTGTACATATCATTTATTTTTTCGCCCCATTCTTTATTTCTTTTTTGCCAAATCTTTATTCCTTTTTCCTCCCCATATTTTTTGATACACTTATCAATCGTAAATGTTCTTTGTCTTTCTTTATATTTTTCTATTGCGGTTTCTATATCTTCATATTTATTTTTCCAATATTCAAAATTAGTTTCTGTTAAGCGATTAGAGAGTGCTTGTTTGGCGAATACGGAAACAGCTTTTTCTTTGTCTTCAATATTTGAATACCCTTTAAAACTTTTTGAAAATGGTGATAATGTTTTTCGATATTCTTCGGATGTTTTTGATTTATGGTTTGGATTATTCACTCCTTTAAATTTTTTACTCATCAAAGTTCGATACTTCTCATCCTTCATATGAATTCCTGAATTCTTGGACGTGCTTTTTTTGTCAGAAAGACAGGCGACTGCAGCATTTGGAAATTCTGAGTGATAATCTTTAATAGTTTTATCTGTATGGTGATTTTTAATATGAGTTCCGTATATTCTTTTTGCTTTATAGTTGCACCATTTACAAGTAATATAATCAATTCCTTCTATTCCATCGAGGCTGTTTGATTTTTTAATTAGTGCCTTTTGTTTTTTTAATTCTTGGGCTTTTTCTTTGCAAACGGTTGAACAATATTTTGTTCCTGTGCCTTTAACTGCTGTTTCACAGATTAAACATTTCATATTTATACTATTTTTTATAGTATATATTTAAAGATGAATCTTGCTTTTTGACAAATCAATCCAGCCAATCATAAATTTTCCAAAGACGCCATTTTATTTTTTCAGCAAATGTTAATTTGCGTTCCTTTTTCAGTATTATAAAATAAAGGTTTCCTAATGAAATTTCTTTAACTTCTTGCTCCGGAAATTTCACCTTTATTTTAGTTGAATAAGAAGCACACTTCCCAATCTGGCGGCTTGCAACCATAACGTTGAAGCGATTATCTTGGAAATCTCGTAACATTTTTTTCTGGTACCCTCTAAGTTTAATTCGAGAAATACCTTCGTCCGTCATTGAATAACAATAGTTCTCTCCAAAATAAACTACGTCATCTGCGCATTTTGCAATTTCTTGTAGTTCCTCATCGGTATAATCGAAAACAATATCCGGTGCTCGGTAATCTATTTTACCGTCAGCAAAAGGAGAGTAATCAGCCTGTCCGCCTTGCTCTATTTTTGTAATTTCTTCATTGATCCTTTTGGTTGACCAAACCTTACCTCTACTCGACATCTTCTACATCTTTTTTGATTGCGCCATCTGCTTTGTGTTCTGGGATTGCTTGGCGCAGTGTTTCAATTAGTTTTCGAGTTCCTCGGATTTGATTGCCAGTATTATCTTCAATTTCATAGTCACCACTTTTCAGTTCCTGTGGACCTTCTGCTTTTTTGATTCGATAGTCTTCCTTTAAGGACTTGTAATTGTTTTCCATAATTACCATGAATTGCGCCATGTGTTTGACTATATCCATTTTAGCACGTTGTAATGAAGAAAGAACTTCAAATGCTCGAGGATGTACTCCACCATTATCAATCTCCTCAAGCAATTTGATAATAGCATGCTCTGCGGTTTTCATTTGAAACAGCAAACTTGATACGGTTAGTTTATCAACTGTATTTTTTTCTCGGATATATGCAATTTCAGATATAATATCTCGGTCCAAATAGAATTCAGCAATTGCCGCAACAATTTTTCCCGCTTCATCATCTGCGACTTCTTTGACCGCCATGTAGTTTAAAAATCCTACGGTAGGTCGTTCGGGTAAAATGCTTTCAGCAAGTTTTAATGAGCTTGCTAGATTTTCATCACTGTTAATAAGTTTTTCCAATTCGTCCTTTTCATTGAGTACTTCGACTCTTCTGGGATTTGGTTTTCTTGCCATATTGTATTATTTTGTCTGTCCAATCCAAGGAAGTTCTAATCTTGGAAGAGCGTTGTCTATGATTATAGAATACTGCGCATCTTGGACAATGGTTTGATTTAAAATTATGATTTGTTTATTTAAGTCGTTTTCTGATCTAGAGAAAACTCGAATGTTTGTATAAGCTAAGCTGCTTGCAGGCAAACGATACTGATATCCACCTGTTGCGCTTCGATTGACATTTGTAGCAATCACCGCCTTTGAGTATATATTCTCTAAATCAGTTGTCTGTTCTGGTGTTGCTGATGACTCGTTCCATTTACGAATCCAAAGGTCTAACGAGATTTGTTGAAAGCAATTATTAACATTAAAGTAGTAAGCATACCAATTGTTCTCAACAATATTGTTCGGTAATATAAATAGGAGATTCTCAGTCTGACTAACAAAATTAAAATATCGGCTTGCATAAAGTGAAAGCTTCCAACCTGAATTATCATCTGGGTTGAGACCATCCATCATTATAGTTTCGTAAGTTACTTCTACTTGATAACCGCTTGTTATAGACCCAGATGCCCAGTTTTGATAATAGGTATTTAAAAATTGAATAATCTCATTTCGGACTGCAATTGTAATAATAAAACCACCAACAATTGGCGTCTTTGAGACAAAATTGCCAAACACTGAAAGTCCATTAAAACGTGTAATCTTTAAAAGCGAACCCGGTTGATAGTTTCGGTTTGGAGTAATTGTAAAACTCAGTGGAGTTGTTGTTGTGCCTACAGTCCCGAGTACCAATTGTCCTTTAACTGAATCTTTTGGCGTTTGGACTTTTGGGCCTAATTCTTTAAACCAAGCACAGACACCTAATTCATTTTCATTGCTTTCTGAAAACTCAACCTTTGCTCGATATTTAACAGCAATCTGATTTTCTAAAGGATTGAATATTGACCGCAGGTCATACTGGCTTTCGGATAAAATATTACTCCAATTCATAAGCCGAGATTCAGTAATTACTAAATTGTCATTTATTTCCAAACGAGTTGGGTCGTATTTTCGACTTCCAATTTTTGGATCATATTGCTCTGGCTTTGTAATTTTTTCTTCTTCAACTGTAACTTCTTCATCGAAGCGCTCGATACTGTCCCATGAGATTCCGTCCAATTGTCCTCTGAGTTCCTGCGGTTCGTATCGGTTTGCTTTGGGGGCATATTTTTTTAATGCAACTTTCCAATATGCAGGTTGATACATAAAGTCTCTAAATAGATATGAGCTTTCAATTTCATAAATTCGATTTGTCAAAGGAAAGTAAATTATGTCTCTTTTCTGTGGTGCAATTCCAATCCCTAAAACCGATTCAAAATAATTCTTATCAATGTGAACTTCAAACGGCATTTCGAAATCCAAGCCAAACGGGTTGAAGTTTATTTTTGAATCTGGAAACTCATTATTTGGAACAATTACTTTTATCGTACACGGCTCATCCACATCGTATAAAGTCCACTCGTGTAAAACTACATCTTTTCCAACTGCCATTGGTACTGCTCTGGCATACATTGTATCATGGCCAAAGATTCGGTTGATAGATGCGCTTAGGTCTTTGTAAAGAACAACCGCTGGGTTTACTTGATAAGGTCGAAAGGTAAAATTCTCAAGTTTTGTTAGATTTGTTATCGAACCTTTTTCCGCAACGGTTAAGATTGGTCGGAAACCATAATAAGGGTCATCGGCATCTACGGATTGCTCAAACAATAATGTTATGTCATTGATTGTAATCGGCCCACCACCAATCAGCGTATATCGGAAATCAACATAAAGATCTAAGTTTGGGTCTAAGTTACAAATTGCTGTTAAATTTTCAACAGTCAAATCCATCCACGAAGCACGGACCCGATTTGTTGTCCCCCATCTGAACTCGCGGCGAAGAACCCCAATACCTGAGATGTCCTCTTCCCATCCCGTCATTTTAGTTACCCATTTATACGGCTTTTGCTGAACGATTTTTGCGTAATCTCCAATATTTGTTAGAACAGTTGTACAACTCACTTAATAGTGCTTTTTATCTATATATCAAAAAATAAAAAAAGGGTATGAACATAGTCCACACCCTTTAACAATCGCACTTGTTTTAAAATATTTTTTTATAATTGTTCGATTACTTTTAAATCGATTCCAGAATTGGCAACAGCATCTCGCAGTTTTTCTAGTTTTGCTTCAATTCTATCGGCACGTGAATCTATTTTTTTTCGTAGTTCTTGATTTATTGAATACTGATTTTCTGCATCATTTTGAATTATGTCTCGTAACCTTTTTTCTATGACATGGATATAATCATTTAGGTAGACTTTTTCCTGTGTCAAAGTAGAACGAATGTCATCCATCGATCTGTAAACCGAGTCTAACTCCCTATGAAAAATTGTTGTGTTTATTTTTTTACTCAACCTATAGTACGCCACGGCGATTGATGCTATCAAAGCAATGGCACACAAAGTTGAACAAACGGTAATAATGATTGTTGTAAGCATAATGTTTTTTTTGTTTTTTTAAGTGCGATTGTATATCTTTATTCAATTAGAGATTTAAAATTTTCAAGTTCGTCCCAAACTTTATCGCCGAGTAAAGAAACCGCATCATCAAAATCTCGACGAGACCACTGATGGATTTCACACCATTTTTGAATAATCGAATCTTCGACAGGTTGGACTGCTTTTTTCTTTTCTTTCTCTTTTTTCGTTTTAACGTACATCCAACCAGGTGTTCGATTATATTGCCCGGCCAATAAAGATTGCCAAAAGGTAACAGCTTCGGATGGATTGATTTTTAAATGATTAAAATAAGCAGCTTGAACTGGATAGCGAATGCTGCACAAACGATTGACCATAAAAAAATGTTTACCTCGCTCATGTGGCGGTACCGACTTAAATTCATTCGGCTTGGAAATCATATTGTTTATAAACTCAAATAAGTCTGCCATATTGTTTATTCGAAATTAGAGAAAAAATCGGAACTAAATGATTTCTTTTCGGTGATAAATTTTGTTCCACTCAACAGTGTGTTAATATCATATTTTGTAATTTTCAATCTTTGTTCCCCAACTACTCGATATGTTTTATGAAAATCCTGTTGGATAGTTTCAGGAATCACATCACCATTTAGATATACCAGTTTAATATTACGCTCTATTCTAGCACGTAAGTCATCAATGACCGGGGTTTGTTTACAATAATTTATTATCCCTGCTGAAATCGTATCTACATACAATTTTAAATCCATGACATTAACATCAAGTGGGAGGTCGGTGTAAATCAATTCAGCTTTTTGTGGTGTGATTTTATAAGTCTTTTCACCTTTTTTCCAAGACCAAATCGGAGGAACAGCGTCACCTTTATCACCGATAATAATTTTCTCAACGATAAATTTATGGGTATCAATTTCTTCAACATCAACCTTTCCCATCAATCCAGAGATGACATCTTTGCTGGCATTAATAAAAGTATTTGCATCGAAAAGGTCAAAATGTGAAGATGCCGCTGCGATCCATTTCGTAAAACCAGTTGGGACAATTAACGCTCGAGACTTTGAATTGGGATTAAAAACTACAACAAAGTTTTTATCAGTATGTCGGACACATTGTTTCATATCACCATCTCCGGTGATAATTACACTGTCTTCGCCGGCTTTAAGGAATTGATCTGACCAAAGATAAAGTAAGTCATCGCATTCCGCGCCTTTTTCCTTGGAAACAATGAAACCTTTTTCTTTAATAATTTCGGCAAAGTCGTTAATTGATTGATAAAAATTATCCCAGTTAACGCTATCATCTTTTGTCCTATTTCCTTTATAGTCAATATCATCCGTTTCCATCGGAATATCTTTGCGCCAACTTCTGGAGTCAAATGTAAAAACAACTTTATTCGGATGTTCAAAATTACGGATTGCGTGAGAAACATCGGTCGCCACTTTACGGACAAACATTTCTTGTTCCTTTTTTGAATTGAGCAATTTTTTCGAACTTGCATAACCACCAAATGCAAAAAGAGTTTTATAGAAAAAATAATGTCCGTCAAATATTAGATTCATAATTATGAGATTTTTGTACAGTATAAATATATGAAATTTTCTCGAGACTTGCAAGGAAAACCCAATCTTTTTTAGTAATATCCAAAACTTTCGATTGCCCTTTTAATACTTCGTTCAAGCTCTTGGCGAAGAACAAAGATTTGATTTACTGTATTTAAGTTTCCTTTAAAGACTTGTTTTCTTTGCAGCTCATTTTGTTTGTTTACTGCATAGATATAAATCCTTGCACCAATTTTAACAACATCGAATTTTTTCCTGGGAAGTATTGGGTATGTTGTTAATATGTAACTATCAATGTCGGAAACTCTTTCAAAAATCATTCTACAACTTCAGGTTTTATATGGACACTGTATTCTCTATTTCTTAGATTTTTACCAAACCATTGACCTTTGGATGTTGCAGAAGAAAAGGATTGGTAGTCATCATAAGTAAAATTTGGATATGTATATTCGTGGCCATTATGAAAAGTCACTGTAATGTTTTCCGATATGTCATCCCAGTTTGCAGACTTGACCAAAGATGAATTTACTTCTAAATTGTATTGCATAAAAAAAGTTTATTAGTTTGCTAAAATCATTTGACACTCATATACCGCAGCCAACATTGAAATTGCTGGGTCAATTACTTGAATTCTTTGTGACTGATAATGTGCAGCCTTAATTACAATTTGTGGGATTTTTCCAACTAACTTTGGATGATTGTCTCTAATGTAGTCAGGCAATTCAGCACCAAGTGCAGTCAAGACATCGTCAACCTTTGAACCATAGTTGACCATTAAAAATTTATAAGTCTCAGTTGGGTCAGGTTTAGTTCCGCAAACCATTTGAAATACATCCGCAAACGAATAGTTTAATTTTTTGATGTCTTCAACTTTAATTTCAGTAACACCTTGAATTACGAAACTTTGAACTTTATTGAGAATTGTTCTCATGTCCGGGAAGTTTCTTTTTACAAATTCAATTACTGCATCTTTTTCAATTTGAATATTTGCAGCTTTCAGGATTGACCAAGTTCGTTTAATAAACTCAACCATTACTTCTTTTTCCTCTTCATTTGAAACAAAGTCAAATGATATACAATTAAATCTCGATTGTACAGGCTCTGGAACTTTATTGATATAATTACAAGTTGCAATAAAGCGAGCAGTGTGTGCAAATTTTTCAATCGTGGCACGAAGTGCTTTATAGAATTGGTCAGAAGCACCATCAATCTCATCAAGAATAACAACCTTGTATTTCTCAGCGCCATCCATTAACGAAATAGTCGAGCACCAATTTGTAATTTTGTCTCGAATAACATCGACGGAACTTTCATCCGAAACGTTGATGTATAAAGTTGGATAGTTTGCAGCCAATACTTTTGCTGAACTTGTTTTTCCTAATCCGGGACTTCCATAAAGAAGGAAGTTTTGATGAAGTTCACCGTTGCCGAAGGATTTGCGAATGCGGCTTGGTAGAATAAGTTGGTCAAGTGTTTTAGGGCGATACCTTTCGGTAAATAACTCTTGGATCATATTATAATTTTTAAGAATGAATAATTTTTATTTTATATGCCGAAACGACTTGTGAGTTTTTTAATCCGATAAATTATTTACAAGTTTTGCAAGGACATGGCCATGACAACCTTTTGGGTGACACCAACATCCCAAGACTTTTCCTTTTAATTCTTTAAGGTCAGATAACAACCGACGGCCATCGCCTAACAATATCCAGTTTTCGTATGCCTGGATTGCTTCTTGTCGAGATTTTACAATAAATTCAGCTCGGGTTTCTTTGTCTTTGATATGTGAAAATGGATTTCCCCATTTGCTCGGACGTCCAATATAGATATCATAGTCCTCCTTTTTACAGTGGACGACTTTACATTCTGGTGAGTTTTGATTTATCAAATTCATTAAAATATAATTTATGAGAAAGGAATGCCACCCAACCAAAAAACTAATGATTTACGAACTCCACTTGTTACTGGTGTAATACGATGAGTTAAATAGGTTGGGTAGATAACAACACTACCAGCAGCACGACTCACAGTATACCAATACTCTGGATTTGGACTAGATGCGAACTCTAAATTACCCCCACGGTAGTCATCACTGTCTGACAGTTGAACTGTGACTGCTAACTTTCGACTTGAATAAGGATGGATATCTCCAATATCCACGTGCCAATCAAAGTGATCTCCAGATTCCCATTCACAATACATAATTGGTTCGGTAAAATCTAAAGGTTCAAATTTGAATGCCTCGCCATTTGCCCATAGTGCTAAATCGTATACTCTGCCGTACAACCAACTCCATTCATCCGTATATGGAATCCATGCTATTTTACAGGACCTAGTTTCTTTGGCAATTTCACCGGAGACGGTTGCTTGCGACAATTCTAATTCGGCAAGTTGTTTTTTAATATTTTGAATT